ATGGATAACGGTTATTGTTGGATAAATGAAAAGCTTTATGACGGTGCAGGAAATATGTTAGAGGAATTATTCCCAATGCAGAAGTCTTTGCTAACCAGTATTCCAGCATGGATAGTTTTTAATGACGGTTTAAGTAATGATGTAAGGGGAGACTCAGATGTATACCATTTATTAGATTCAGAAGCAGCTTATTCAAGGTTAGCAAATGCTGATATAGATGCAGAACGCAAGAGCATGAATCCAATAAATTATACTATTGATGCAAGTGTAGAAAGTACAAGTAATTTAAGCACTTCACCAGGAAGCTTTTGGGATATTCAAAGTGATGATAATGGTGCAGAACAGAAAAACGCTTCTGTAGGAAGATTAGAAAGTTCAATGTCTTATTCTACAGCATTAAGTTCTACACTTGAAAGAATAGACAATCAAATGCATAGTGATATGTCGGTTCCTAATATAGATTCAGAAAAGCTGCAAGGAGTAATTACTTCTGGTAAAACAATTCAGGCATTATATTTTCCGTTGCAAGTTCGCTCAGATGAAAAAATGCTTGTATGGCAATCTGCTTTAGAATCTATGGTAGATATGATTTACACAGGTGCATTACAATATCCACAGTCAGTAAGATTCTACACAGATGAAACATTGCCAAGGGTTGAGATAGAAGTTACTATTGAGGCTAATTATGCATTGCCTACAGATGAACAAGAAGAAAAGACAATTGATATTCAGGAAGTGACAGCTCAAGTAATGTCTAGGAAGTCATACATGAAGAAATGGAGAGGCTTGACAGATGAGGAAGCAGATAATGAGCTTCAGCAAATAGCCTTGGAAAGGCAAATACTTGAGGATACGTATGACACTGGTATGACATTAGGTGATGATGAGGTTCCTGTTAGCAGTCTGAATAATTCAGATACAGCCAATAATGATTCACAGGATGGTTCCCAGAAGTCACAGAATGACTCAGGTGACCTTGAAGATGCTTTAGTTGATTAAATATAAGGTAAAAGCTAAAAAGGTTTATATGGGCATTCTGGAGCCTTAGAGAGGATATGGTATGGCATGGAAAACTAGGTTTAGTAAATCTGAATCAGCTAGGAAAGCAATAACCCAGCAACAGCTAAAAGAAATAAATAAGCTGTATAAAGATGTATATAAGCAAATGGAGCAAAAGCAAAAAGACCTTGCAAGTAAAACCACATATTCTTCAGGTGTTCAGAGGTTGTACTTGGACCAATTCAAAAAAGACATGCAAGCCGAGATGTCAAGAGTGAATAGCCAAGTGAAGAATATAGTACAGAATGGAGCAACTAAAGTAGCTCAAGTGGTAGTAGATGAAAATAACGAACTATTGAAATCTATGGGTTTGTATGTGAATGGTGCTTTTTCATATGTTCCTACAAATGCAGTAAGGGCAATAATAAATGGAAGTGTATATAATGGCCAGTGGAGCTTAAGCAAAGCTATTTGGGGTAGTAATCAAAAAAATATTAAAAGTATTGAAAATATAGTTGCTGCTGGTTTAGCCGGTAATAAGTCAATAAAAGAAATCACAAAGGATTTAGTTGGGTATAGCAAATCTGGTAATGCTCAATATAATGCTACAAGATTAGCAAAGACAATGAGTAACCATGCCTATCAAAAAGCATACCAAATGACCACAGAGAAAAACCCTTTTATAGAGGCTTATCAATGGAATAATGGTAATTATATGAACGTTTGTCCTTTGTGTTTGGATTTAGCAACAAGAGACCAGTTTGGGTTAGGTAATGGAGTGTTTCCAAAAAATGAAATCCCCTTGGACCACCCCAATGGAGCTTGCTATATCACAAGTATCGTGTCTGATAATGACAAAGTAGACCAAGCATTGTTAGATTGGATAAATGGTACTGGTGATGCTGGTATGAATGCACAGCTTGATGAATTTGCAAGAGATATGGGGTTTATGCCACAAGTGGTAAAGAATGCAGCAAGTGCAAGTAATAATATTGTAAATGGCATAAAATTTGATAATTGTAATGATTATGTAAAGCAAACAGTTCCAGATATAATGAATACATATACAGAAAAATTTGGTATAAATTCTGATATTAAAAGAGTTGTGATGAACGAATCAGATTTTAAAGATTTGATGTCGGGGGCTTATGCTTATATTAAAAATGATGACAATACAACATTATATTTGAATCCAAGCGTTTTTAAGAGTAACGAAGAATTGCTAAGTACAATTGGTGGAAGAATTAGAGCATATCATAGCAACGCAGATGCTAATTCGATAATAGCGCACGAACTTTCGCATTCTGTTGGAGGTAAAGTTGGCAATGCACAATATGATGCAGTAGATTATGCAGTAAGTAATTTTATGAAAAATTATGAAAAGACTGCAATGGATATAGGTTTGGCAGATTGGCAAATAGCAGGCGAATATGTAAGTAGATATTCAACAACAACAAAGGAAGAATTTTTTGCTGAATCATTTGCTGATGTGTTTCAAAATGGAGAATCCGCGAATCAAATATCAAAGGATGTTGTTAAGTATATAAGGGAGCACAACAAATGATTGGGAAAAATATAGATTGGATGTTTGACAAGAATTTTTTTATAAAAGATGGAAAATGGACGCATAATAACAAAGCGAGTAAAAAGCTAATTAAGCAGTTCAAATTATTTTTTAGGCAAGAAAACGAAAAATAATTTAAAAATTTTTAAAAAAAGGGTTTACATTTCATTTTATCTGTGTTATAATAAATTTATCAAATAAATAAACAACAAATACCTAGGAGGGAAAGAAATGACAAGTAAAAATTATAAATATTATCAGCCAAATAAAAAAGATTTAAAAGACGAATATGGAGATTGTGTGATTCGTTCTCTAACAAAAGCATTGAATATGGAATGGTTGCAAGTGTTTGAAGAATTGCTCCCATATGCTAGAGAATTACAATGTATGCCAAATGGGAAGCCTTGCTATGAAAAATATTTAACAGATAAAGGGTTTGCTTATGTTGGTATCAGTAATGCAAAAGGTAGTAAAAGGCCCACGGTAGATGAATTTGCTAAAAAGCATAAGTCAGGTGTATATGTGTTAAGGGTAGCACATCATTTGGTAACTGTTGTTGATGGCATTTATTATGATACATGGGATTCGGGTGAAAAATCAATGTATGGATATTGGAAAAAATAGGTTTGTATTTTAAATAAAATAAAAATTATCAAGAGGATTGAGTCGGGAATAAAGTTTCCCGGCTTATTCTTGTTTATGGAGGGAATATGATAACCGATTGTACTCTTTTTGAGCAAAAGCGCTGCAATAATTGTGTACATAATAAAGTATGTATGCATCAAGAAAAGTTTTTGCTTTACAAAAATGAATTAGAACAAATAGTAAAAGAAAAAAGAAAAGATTGCAGCGTTTTGAGTGTGAAAATTGAATGTAGTTCATATTTATATAAACAGACTCAGACTATAAGAGGATAAAATAAAATGGATGAAAGTAAATTAAAGGTAAAATGTGATGAATGTGGTTATGAGTTTGATATAAGAACACAGGATATTAAAACTGTGGAGAATGTAAAGTTTACAGATAAAACATTTAGCATCACATACTTCAAATGTGAAAAATGTAATAGGATTTACATCGTTGAATTGTTAGATTACAAAGCAGAGAAAATGAAGAATAGATATTTGGCTATAGCAGAGAGTGTTCAAAAGAAGCAAGCTAAAGGTTTTAAAGTTTCAGAAGCAAGGATACAGGAATTAGAAAAAACTAAACAAGATGCAATTAACTATCAGCATTGGTTGGTAGGTAATTATAAAATACCACAGGAATTATTTGATGTGGAATAATTTGTGACCGACACAACAACCGGATAAAAGAAAGGAAAAAGAAAATGAAAAACAAATTTAACGAAAGAATCTTTAGTGTAAGAAAGTTTGGGGAACCGTTACTCAAGTCAAATTTACAGTTCTTTGCAGATGATGATAAGAACGATGATAATGACGACAATGATGATGATTCAGGTGATGGAGATGATGATAATTCAAATGATGATTCAGACAAAGGCGGAGATGAAAGCAAAAACGATAAGAAGTTTACTCAGGACGAAATGACTAAGGTTGCTACCAGAGAAAAGAAGCAAGGTAGAAAGTCAGCGTTTAAGGAAATGGGTTTTAAGGATGAAGCAGAAGCTAAATCCCAATTAGATGCATTTCGTGAGTGGCAAAAGTCGCAGCTTTCAGAAGATGAAAAACATCAACAGGAAATAGACAATGCAAATACAGCAACTTCCGAAGCAGAGAAAAGAGCTCAAGAAGCAGAGGAAAAATTGGCAGTAGTAATTGCAGGAGTAAGGAAAGATTCTATTGATGATGTTTTGGCAATTGCAAGAGTAAAAGTAACTGATGAAAAGTCCTTAGATGATGTTCTTGCAGGTATGAAGAAAGAGGACAGATATAAGAGTTTTTTCGAAAGCGAAGATTCTGGTTCAAATAATGGAACGGGGTCTGGATTAAGCCATAAGAAAGGCTCTAATAAAAAGGACAATATTGGTGCTAGGCTTGCAAAAGCACAAATGGGAAACAGTAACAATAAAAAGAGTAGTTATTTCAATTAAGGAGGAATGAAAAATGTTGAATCAAACAGGCATTAGTTCCAAAAGTGCAGGAACTAGAAAAACAATTCTTTACGATACCAAATTATTTTTTGCACTGTCCATTAAGTTAAGTGGTGATGCAGGAACATATTTGGCAGGTACACCTATTAGTGGGGATTTATCAAATAGAGATACAGCTTTTACGGTTGGTGGAGATAATCCGGTAGCAATCCTTGAGCATGATGTGGTAATCAAGGAAAATGAAACTACAGCAAATGCGGGAGCTATTGCATTTGGTTTTATTGATGAGGATAAGCTTGATACTACAGTAACAGTAATGCTTACAGATGATGTAAAGGCAAAGCTCACAAAGATTACGTTTTGCAAATAATTAAAAGGAGGAAATGACAATGGCAAGTATTTTTGAATTAGTAACTTCCGATGCTATTACAGCATATTGGGAGACAGTTGCTTCTAACAAGATTGCTTATATGGGTGAGGAGTTATTCCCATCACAGCAGAAGTTAGGACTTGATATTAAGTGGATAAAGGGTGCGCATGGACTTCCGGTAGTATTAAAGCCGAGTGCATATGATGTAGCTGCAAAGAAGAGAGACCGTATTGGATTTGAAAAGCTTCAGATGCAGATGCCATATTTTAAGGAGGCTACTTATATTGATGAAGAGCTTCGTCAGGAATTAAACATGGTTCTTGAATCTGGCAATCAGGCTTATATTGATTCGGTAATGACTCAGGTATTCAATGACGAGGAGAATCTTTTGGAAGGTGCAGCAGCACAGAGAGAAAGGATTCGCATGATGGCTCTTACAACTGGTGCAGTTAGTATTTCAGCTAACGGTCAGGATTACGATTATGATTATGGCATTCCGGAGAACCACAAAGTTGATGTAACTAAGGATGATGGCTTTGGTAAGGTTGCATGGAGCAATCCGGATGCTACAATTGTTGATGATATTAGAAATCTTCAGGACAGAATTGAGGATGAAGTTGGTGTAAGGCCGGTAAGAGCAATTTGTTCAAGAAAGACCTTTGGTTATATTCGCAGAAATAATGAGATTCGTCAGGCAATCAATGGTAGCGATGCAACTTCTCCGGTATCTGATTCTAAGGTTATTTCTTACCTTAAAGATGAGCTTGGGCTTACAATTGTTGTATATGCTAAAAAGTATATTGATGAGTCAGGTACAGAGGCAGCTTATGTTGTAGATGATTTGTTTGTAATGTTCCCGGAAGGAAACCTTGGAACTGGTTGGTTTGGCACTACTCCGGAGCAGAGCGATTTACTTAGTGGTACCACAGCTAATGTTTCAATAACAGATACAGGTGTTGCAGTTACTACTTCCAAGAAGGTTGACCCGGTAAATGTAGAAACTAAAGTATCTATGATTTATCTGCCGAGTTTTGAAACTGCAAATCAGGTCGGTATCATGGATGTAGCATAGGAGGTTACAACATGGCGTTTGTAAAAATTAAGAAAGCCGGTAAGGGGATTTTATCAGTCCCCTCCGGCTCTTTAGATAATTATATCAGAAGTGGTTGGGAACTCTTAGAAGACTCTACAAACGATTCTAATGAAAAGGCTATAAATACTAAGGTTAAAACTACAGAAGTCCAAAATGAGCAACCTGGAGCCTCTGGTGACCATTCAGGTGACTCGAAGGATAAGTGGGATGAGGTTGAAGCTGAGGAAGAGGCTGAAGAGAAGTCTGTAGATGAGATGAGTTTGCAGGAACTTCAGGCGAAAGCAAAAGAGCTTGGTATTAATACAAAGAATCTTAATACTGTAGGGGCATTAAGAAAAGCGATTAAGAAAGCTCAGTAAAGGGGGTGCAGAATGGCACTTTCCGATAATATCAATAGGATGAAAATAATTCTTAGGGAAGAAGATTGTCCATATTTTTCAGATGAAGAACTACAGTTTTATTTGGTAGAAAATGATGGGAATGTTAATAATGCATTATATCAATGCTTTTTAATAAAAGCAGAAGATACTACCTTGAATGTAACTGGTTTAACTTGTGCAGATACTTCTAAATATTTTAGGAGATTAGCTCAAAGATATAGGCCTAATAATTCAGGTATATTACAAGGAGGTTGATAATATGCAGCCGGGAAAATTCCTTGAAAGTAAAATAAAAAGACAATTAGATTTTAACGGTATAATGTATAAATTTATAGGAGTAAAAGAAAATGAATATCATGAATTGGTAGAGGATGAAGAAAATGCAGTTGAAATAAAAGGGATATATCATGAAAGCAATTCTTATGAATCAGAAACAGTTGCTACAGGTTCAGTGACACATAGTAAACCACAACCTATGATTTTATGTTTATGGCAAGATGCTTTAGAGATAGAAGCAGGTTACAAGGTAAAATGTGGAAGTAAGAACTTTGAAGTAATTGCAAAAAATGATATTCAAGATTATGGAATTGCTTGTGATATTTCTTTAAAGGAGATTTGATATGTCAGGTTTTACCTTTAATTCAGCTTCTCTATTAGGTGGTTTAGAAGAGATGTCTAGAAAGCAGACAGCAGTGTTTATGAAAGTACAAACTGAAGCCACAAAATTAGAGGATTATGCAAAGCAAAAAGCCCCATGGACTGATAGAACAGGACAAGCAAGAAGAAGTTTAAATGCTTCGGTATCAGCAATAAATAATGGCTATAGAATAACATTATCTCATGGAGTTGATTATGGTATTTGGTTAGAATTAGCCCATGAGAAAAGGTTTGCGATTGTTATGCCGGCTATTAAAGCTAAAGGTCCACAAATTATACAAAGTTTTGAGGGTTTTTTAAATAAATTATAGAGGTGATAATATGGCGACTTTTGCTGTATGGAAAAAGACTCAAAAATTTTTAGAAGAAAAAGGGTTTTTAGTATACCCACCAAGTACTAAAAAAGGTGAATGTACAGAAGATTATTTGGTGTTAGCAGATGCAAATACAACTCAAGCAGGAACTTTTAGTTCTGAGTTTCATTACTACGAAGTTTTATGTTATTCTAAAACTTATACAGGTGTATTGAAATTAAATGATTTAATGAAACAAGCGATGAGTGAATATGCACCACAATTAATGCCAACAGGAAATGAGACACAAGCTTATTATGATTCAGAAGTAAAGGCTTTTATGATTAGTGTGGAATATCGTGCTAATTGTAGAAATAAAAATTTGTAAGGAGGAAATAAGATGGCAGAAACTAAAGTAAAGCGCGGTACAGAAGTTGCTACTATTGATGTTACATTAGTGACAGTACAGACTAATGATTCAGAAACAGAAATTGCACTTGATACAGCAAACAGTATTGCAGTAACAGTCAATTCAGAAACGGAGGATGCTGTAAAGCTTATTATTAAGGGTAAGTTAAAAGCCCAGAAGCCTGAGACAATTACAGTAACAGGAAATAATATTGTTCTTACTGACAATGTATTCAATCCTGAAATGGTTCAGATACTTCAAGGTGGTACAGTTGAGTATGATGAATCAGGTGCATTTAAATCATATACTCCGCCTAATGCGGGTGAAGATACAGATGTAACCCCGTTTACTCTTAATGCTTATAGTGCTATTTATGGTGCTGATGCTCTTATTAAAGGGTATGAAAAAATCAGTTATCCTAACTGTCAAGGGCAGCCGGTAGCTTTGTCAAGCGAGGATGGTTCTTTCCGTGCTCCTGAGTATACAATTAATAGCGCTCCTGATGTAGGGCAGCCACCATATAAGCTTGAGATTGTAGCAGAGCTTCCAAAGGTAGAAGAGGCAACATCTCAGGCTGACCAAATTAGTGTATAAAGTAAAGGAAAAATAAAAAATGGAAGAAAATAAAATTTTAAATATTACAAGTATTGCAGATTTGCAGAGTTATTCACAAGGCACAGTTGTAGAACTTCCACCATTTGCAGAAGGCCAACCATTTGTTGCAAGATTACGTAGGCCTTCAATGCTTGCATTAATGAAGAATGGACAAATACCAAATAGTCTTATGAATAAAGCGCAGCAGCTTTTTGATGGCGATGGCAAGTCATTGGAAGGTAGTGGTGCAATGGCTGAGGTGATGGGAGTATTAGAAGTAATGGCAGAAGCTACCTTTATTGAGCCTACATATAGGCAAATAAAAGAAGCTGGAGTCGAATTGACTGATGACCAGTTAATGTTTATATTTAGTTATTCGCAGCAGGGGGTAAAAGCGATAGAACCTTTTCGTGGAGAGTGAAGAAGTTATAATATTAGCGAGTATGTGCAATGTGTATAAGGGTGTGTTGCCAAGTCAGCTGATGGATATAACAGACCCTTATACAGCTTATTGTTTTAACGAAACAATGCTTTATATTATTTCAAGGCTAGAAAAAGGTGACAAACCAATTAAAGAAATAAACAAGAACAAATCAGAAAAGTTCGAAGAAAAACATTTGAGTTCATTTAGTCAGTTGTATAACAAGTACGATAATTAGTATGAAAGGAGGTGCTATCAATATGTCAGTGAATATGGGCACAGCGGTTGGTTATTTAGATTTAGATACTAAAGGGTTTACAAGTGGGTTTAGTACAGCAGCAGTAAGTATGAAATCATTTTTCAGCCAAGAGTCTACTTTTTCTGGTCGTTTACAAAGTTTAGGAAATGCTATGAGTTCTGTTGGTAGCACTTTAACTAAAACGGTTACAGTGGCGGTTGCAGGTGCAGGAGTGGCAATTGTAAAAGCCGGGTCTGATTTTGAAGCAGCAATGTCGCAAATAGCCGCAACAAAAGGAACCACGGTAGATGCAATTCAAGATATTCAAGAAAAAGCGATTGAGATGGGTTCTACGACTTCATTTTCCGCAACAGAAGCTGCTGAAGGATTAAATATTTTGGCAATGGCTGGACTAGATACAGAAGAAAGTATTGCCGTAATTCCTGACGTATTAAATCTTGCGGCAGCCGGTTGTATTGACATGGAGAGTGCAGCTTCATATGTGACTGGTGCGATTAAAGGCTTTAATGATTCAATGGAAAATTCACAATATTATGCCGATTTAATGGCGAAAGGTGCTTCTCTTGCAAATACTGATGTTAATGGTTTAGGCGAAGCCCTTTCGAATGCCTCTTCTAATGCAAATTCTTATGGGCAGAACGTTGAAGATACAACAGTTGCATTGTTAAGATTGGCGGAACAAAATGTAACAGGAGCAGAAGCATCAAATGCATTGTCAAGAGCTATGGCTGATTTGTATACACCTACAGACAGTGCATCAAAAGCGTTAAAAGAGTTAGGAGTTTCTGCTTATGATGAATCAGGCGCAGCAAGAGATGTAAATGAAGTTATTGATGACTTAAATGCTTCTTTGTCAGGCATGACAGATGAACAAGCTAATGCTTATAAAAATACAATATTTTCTACTTTTGGTTTAAAAGCGTTTAATAAAATGACAGTTTCTTCTGCTGATAAAGTACAAAGTTTTAGAGATGAACTTTCTACAGCTTCTGATACATTGTCAGGAATGGGATCTGCCTATGATATGTCACAAACACAATTAGACAATTTGCAGGGTTCTGTAACGCTCTTTAAATCAGCTCTTGAAGGATTGGAAATAAGATTATATAATCTCAAAAACGAAGGATTAAAAAGTATTGTAGATTTTGCAACAGGTGTTCTTGATAAATTAAATTCTTTAGATGAGGGTACGCTTGAATTGATTGAGAAGATTGCATTGGTTGCAGCTGCTATTGGCCCGGCCTTAATTCTTGGTGGAAAAATAACAAGTTTGATTGGCATAATATCTGGAAATTTTGCAAATTTACAAAGTGCGCTTTCTGGTTTAAGTTTTGAAGCAATTTCCAGCGGTTTTACAACTTTAATAACAACTATAGGTGGTTTAGTTGCTATAATAGCGATAGTTGTTGCGGCGGTTGCAGGATTTAAAGCAGCATGGGACGAAG